ATATTTTTCTATGAGTTCTTTAACATATTTTGATGAGGTAAAATAGGAAACCCAGAAATCGTCAGGATGACAACCTCTTTTATATCGGACACCATAGTAGTGTTGGCCGGTGGTCTGGGATGTAATACGGTATGTGTAGGGGGTATAAATAGACATTGCTGATGCTCCTTATAAGCGTTAGAGTAGGTGGATGCGTCTAACATCGTGACCTACATTTCACTTCTATTTATAACAAAAAAAATTTAAACTCTATGTAGTTAATATACAAAAAAGAGGATGCTGTTTCCAGCACCCTCTAAGTTTTTAGTCAAGTTTCTTATTGTAGTTATTAAACTACATAAGGTTGATCACATGAGATTCGTGACTTTTACACGCCTGTACCAAGCATTGGTATTTGCCTCCAATGAAGCATCGGTATTAACCGTGTCATCAGCAGCAACCGCTCCCGCACCAGCGAATGGGTTAGCAGCAAGACCATAACGAGTCTTGAAACCAATCTTAGGCTGGAAGGAGTTCTCACCAACCGCACGGACCATCTGTAGTGGAACGTATGGGCAGTAGAAGAACCCGGCGTCATAAGGTGATGTGCCCTTATAACCACAAACATAATACTGACTAGCAGCAACATTTGCAGAATATGGATCAACATATACCTTGAAACGACCATTCATCGTACCAGCGAATGTGGAAGATGTGTCATCAACTGCGAGGTTGTTGTTAAGAGCAGGTGTGTAATCAAGAACACCAGCCATCTGAAGAGCAGAAGCAACGTCAGCTGAAACGATCAGCATGTTACCCTTGCCCCGACGAGTCTGTTGACCAATCGCATTGGCGTCACGTTCAATCTGGTACATTAGACCCTTGAACTTCTCAACTGACCAACGACCATTTGAGTCAGTGTCAAGATCAAAAGTACCAGAAGTAGTTGTATTAACCTGAGCACCAGCCACGGCAGTGACATATAGTGAACGAACAACTTCACGGTTAATTTCAGCAAGGAGTTCTGTAGAAAGAATGTTGCTGAGTTCTGTCTCGGCGTCAAGACCATGAATTACCTTCAAGTCCTGTGCAAGTTCCATCGTGTACTCAGCTTTGAGCGCACGGGAAACGGCAGTAACCGTAGACTTTTCAATGCTGAATGACATTTCAGCGAAAGCGTTCGTACCGCCATCACCAAGTGCTTCAGCCTGACTTCGTGTCATACCTGTTGCGGAAGTATATGTTCCCGGCGAGGCATCATTAAGAACAGCAGGGTTAGTCTCTGTAGCACCAACATCACCACCGCCGATTGTACCGGCAGCGTTCTGGTTGGAGATATCAGGCATTGACTCATCAACGAGGGCTTCTGCACCATCCTGTGAGGCGAGTGTAGAACGCATGGCAAAGATAAGTCCGGTTGGACCTGTCATTGGCTGCACACCACAAATGTCATAAGCAATGAGGTTAGGCATTGCACGACGAACTAGGGAAATTAGAATTGGGTCCCATGTGTCCATCTGTCCGCCACCCATGCTATTAGTTGGTGCGGCTTCTGAAAGATATCCACGGCTAAAACCGTGGTCTTCTCTCATTGCTTTTTCTTGGTTTTCTAGAATCAGAGTAGTAACTGCCCGCTTGTAAGAATCCGTGATCCGTGGTAGATCGGGGTGTTCTAGGACTGGCTGCCACTTTTCTTGTAGATGTTCTGTCTGAAACATTTTTTTCTCCTTTTTAATTACATCTGTTTTTTTATAATATTATTGGGCACGCTCTTTGTTACGACTAATTGCCGACATGTAAGCGCCCATAGCTTTAGTCGTATCAATGTCCTGTGCGGTGCCACCATCTTCATCATCAAAAGTTTGTTCAACAATCGTCTTTGGGAAATAACTTTCCTTCAAGGTGTTAAGTTTTGCTTTGAAGGACTCTTCGTTAACAAAATCAACATCTTCGGTAAGAGACTTGAACTTTTCAATTTCGGTATCGGTCAACTCTTCGCAAGCTTCAGAGATAACCTGTTCCCGAACTAGACCAGACTTAACTGTGGAAAGAGCAATATTCTGCTCCATAACACTATTAACCTTTTCCTCTAGTTCAGCAATCTTTTCAGACTGTGCTTCGAGAATGTCATATTTCTCATCAGGCACGTCAATATAATGATCTTCAAACAACTGTTTCAGTCCAGAGATAAAGTCTTCTGCAATCTCGCCCTTTAGTCCACGCTCGATTGACAACTCGTTCTCTTTAGTCCATTCCTCTACAACGTAGTTGAGATAAGTATCTACTTTTTCTGTAAGAGTATCAACTGACTCTTCTAGTTTTACTTCAAAATCGGAAGTCATTGATTCGTAAATACGAGCAATTTCCTCACGGGTCTTTGATTTAACAGCAGCTTCAAAGATTGTTGCTGCCTTGTTCTTAAACTCTTCAGAGAGGTCTTCACCATCAACAAGAGCGGCAACGTCTTCCGCAACATTAATGGACTTGATCTTCTCTTCGATTTCTGCCTTGGCATCTTCGAGTTTCTTCAACTCTTCTTCTGTCTCAGCATTTTCTGCTTCAGCAAGAGAGGAAGCGTGTTGAGCAAGCATCTCTTCGATGTCGCCCTTCTTCATCTTTCCGATTTGCTCTAGAGCCTGTGCCTTAGTCATCTTCTTTGACTCAGCAACAACCTCACCGTCTGGTTCAAATCCAGCTGCAAGCTTCTGAGGACCATCTGCTTTACCCTCACCCTTTCGCTGATCATCACCACTGATTTTTTTTGCTTTCTTTCCAGCAACATCTGTTGGTGATTTCTTTGCATCAGGTTCTACTACGGCAGGCCCACCATCTTCGGTTTCGCCACCGGGGGTTACTGCATCGATTTTCTTCTTTGGTTCAGCAGGAGTAGCACCCTTCGTCTGGGCATCACTTGCTTCTTCGAGTTCTGCAAGCACTTCTGCTTCCAACTCTTCAATTGTCTGTTCTAGTTCTGACATAGGGTGTCTCCTTACCTAGTTCTGTTGATTATTTATAAATTAAAGTCTTTTAAGAAACTTAGCAAAGGCTAATGCTTCTTTAGTTGCGTTTCTCTGACGTTTCTTAACATCAAACTCTCTCTTCATCTCCATCATTTCTGATTCCAACAACGCACCGTTGTTCCAAACCCACTCTTTACCTTCCATAATACCTTCTACGAAAGCATTTGGTGCAGAGGGGTCAGCAACAATATCTGCTGCTGTTGCGAGATAGAAGTCATCCCGCACATAGTTTGCACCACCTTTTTGATCTAGACTGCCCATTCCCCGTGAGGAAACGCCCAGTTTTGCACCTTCATCCATAAGACTCTTCACAATCTCACCCATAGGCGTAGACATAATCTTCGCCTCTCCAATAAAATTCTTTCCTTCTGGTACAAGGGATGTGATCATATGTGATACACGTTCCAGATTGACGGTTGGCCCGTCTGGATGGCCCAGTTCACCAAATGCACGTTTCTCTTTAATAAAGTTCTTGTTATATTTAATAACTTCATTATTGAGTATTTCCATAGGATACACCCGACCATTGCGGTTCTTGATGTCAGCCTGCATAAAGATACCACGAATCTTGTAGGACTTACTACCGTCTTCCTTTGCTTCACAGATATACTCTACGTCTTCGACTGCCTCTGAAAATAGTTTCATTGTTTTATCCTATGCCGTCCAAGCTTTGTCTTTTTTAAATTCTAAGATAACAAAACCAGAAGTACCCCTTGTTTCTCCGTTAATATCGGATGATGTTGCTGTTGTATTTGTTGCAGTTCCTTTGACTAGTCCAGCAGAACCATCATAATGTCCTGTACCAGCAAGTTGTAATGCAACTACATTTGCTGAAGAACCAACAAACTTAATGATCAAATCACCAGTGTTTGCTGCGGCAGTACCCTGAGTAAGAGCCCACCAAACACGGGACAGGTCTAACTTACAACCGTTTGCAAATCCAGAAAGTCCGTCTGCATTAAGAATGAGATTGTCAGCAGTATCATTATCAAAAATTGTTTTTACCGTTACGATACCACCAGCAGCTGGGGCATTCACAACCGTATCTCTTAATGTTGTCGTTACAAATGACATCTATCTCTCCTAGATCGCTAACATTTCTTTTTCGAAGTATCCCATAAGTTCCCTCTCAGGGACTTTATATTTCTTAGATACATCGGTAATGGTTCTTTCGAAACTATTTAGGAAATCTGAAGGTTTC